AAAGACCCGAGATCAAATGTTATCAGTAGATAATGATTTGCTTAAGGAAGAAAATCCAGCCATGCCTATCAATAAAAGTAGGCAGACACGCGTAACATTTGGCGGAAACAGAAGCGAGTAAAATCAAATTTGTTTCTTAATTTTAATTTGTTAATATGGAAAAGTTACAATGGCAAACACAGATGCAGCATTTGGTTTAAGACCTTATCAAGGTTTTTCACCTTCAAATGCTATACCACAAGCCCGTAAATACTTAATCAATCCATCAGGATACGGAACTACCATCTTTCAAGGTGATTTAGTGAAGTTTAACGGTGGTTACATTGAACAAGCTGGTGTTAGCGATGCTAATATCGTTGGTGTATTTAATGGTGCGTTTCACCAATCTGCTGATGGTCCTGTATACAAAAATCACTATGTAGCTAGCACAACTGCTAGTTCAGGTGATATTGAAGTATACATTTATGACGATCCCAACATGTTGTTTTTAGTTCAGGGCGATACCGCTACTGCAACTACTCAAGCAGCCGTTGGTAGAAATGCAGATTCAGTAGGAACTTCTGGTAGTACAACTACCGGTCTGTCTTCCAGAGAACTTGACGTAAGCACTCTCGCAACAACCCAAGGCCTTCAATTGAAGGTTGTAGGTTTCGCAGACGATGACAAGAATGGACTTGTCGCAGGCACGCACGCTAACATGGTAGTCATGATAAACGAGCACGCCTACAGAGGTCCAATTACAGGTACCTAATAATGGCTATATCTAGAGCACAATTAGTTAAAGAACTTGAACCCGGACTAAACGCACTTTTTGGTCTTGAGTACGACAGATATGAGAATGAACATGCCGAAATTTTCGACACGGAAGCCTCAGATCGTGCTTTTGAAGAAGAAGTGATGTTATCTGGATTCGATGTCGCACCTGTTAAGTCTGAAGGATCAGGAGTGGCTTTTGATACAGCTCAAGAGTCGTTCACTGCTCGTTACAGTCACGAAACAGTTGCGCTAGCGTTCAGCATTACCGAAGAAGCAATCGAAGATAACTTGTATGACAGACTGTCTGCAAGATATACAAGAGCGCTTGCTAGAAGTATGTCAACAACCAAGCAAATTAAAGCTGCCTCAGTTTTAAACAATGCCTTCGATAGTAATTTCGCTGGCGGTGACGGTACAGAGCTTTGCGCTACAGACCACCCTACAATTAGTGGTGGATCTTTAAGCAACGAACTCTCTACTTCAGCTGACCTAAACGAAACTTCTCTCGAGCAAGCATTGATTGATATTGCGGCGTTCGTAGATGAACGTGGATTAAAAGTAGCAGTACAAGGGACTAAGTTAATTATCCCTAAAGAGCTACAATTCACAGCTGATAGATTGCTTGAGTCACCAGGAAGAGTAGGTTCTTCTGATAACGATATAAACGCTATCAGAAATATGGGCATGCTTCCTGAAGGTTACGTGGTTAATCACTACTTAACTGACACCGACGCGTTTTTCATTAAGACTGATGCACCCAACGGATTTAAAATGTTCGAAAGGTCGCCTATCAGGACTTCAATGGAAGCTGACTTCGATACAGGAAATGTACGTTACAAGGCAAGAGAAAGATACTCATTTGGATTTTCGGATCCAAGATGTGTCTTTGGTTCTCCCGGAGCGTAAGTTCACACTTAATTAAGAACCCAGCCGGTGGTTTTTAACTCAAACCGGCAATTTAAAAAGGGGGACTATACGTTCCCCTTTTTTTAATGTAATATTTAATTTCTAGGATTATTTTAATTGTTTTATCAACTGACCTAGCAGACAAGCCAAGATGATAAGATTTATTTCCCAAGGAGGAAATTATGGCAAACTCAACTTTTAGTGGACCAGTCCGATCCGAGAATGGATTTAAGGTCATTTCAAAAAATGCAACTACGGGGGCTGAAACTGATGTTGTAGATATAGCTTCTACAGGTATTGTTACAAACAAATTTGTAAAACACGTAGGTTTCGCAACAGGCGTAACAGTAAACTCTACAGCTGGTGATTCACCTACTATTGGACAATTTACTCAGCCAGCAAACACTATCATTACAGATATTAAAATTTTCTGTGATGTAGCACCTGTAATTGGTTCCGGAGATATTGGTTACGAAGTAGGCACGTCTTCTTCTGGTGCACAAATCGTTGCAGCTCAAACTGATGAAATACTAGATGCTGGTACAACTGTAGTTGCACACAACGTCACTGTAACTGCGTTAGTTTTACAAACTCAAGACGGTACGACAGCCCCAGCTTCAGTTCAATATACAGACACTGCAAGAACTATTTTCTGTAACATTACAAACACAGTAGATGCTACAACAGCAGGTTCTTTTACGTTTATTATTGAATACACTCAAATAGCGTAAGGAGTAAATTATGGCTGATGTAGTAACAAGTCAAACTATTCAAGATGGCGGAAAAACCGCTATCTTGAAGTTTACAAATGAATCGGATGGTTCAGGTGAAGCTGCAGTTAAAAAGGTAGATGTTTCTGCTTTAGCAGCAGACAGTGAAGGTAATGCTTGCACCAGTGTATCTATAAGAAGAATATATTGGGCGACTAGAGGAATGGCAGTAGACATATTTTTTGACGCATCAACTAATGTTTTAGCAATTCCTTTACCTGCTGATAGCACTGGAGACGAAGAATATGATACGTTTGGTGGCATACCGAATAATTCAGGTAGCGGTGTAACAGGAGACATAGATTTTACAACAATTGGACATAGTGATGGTGATGCGTACTCAATAATTTTGGTTTTAACTAAAAACTTTTAACCAGTAGTCTAACTTTGTAAAGAGGACTAACATGACAACATCGGGAACCACATCATTTGATTTAACAATTGATGAAATAATTGAAGAAGCTTATGAGCGTTGCGGTTTAGAACTACGTACAGGATACGATTTAGACACGGCTAAAAGATCATTAAACATAATGATGGCAGATTGGGCTAATCGAGGTTTAAATCAATGGACGATTGTTCAAAGAACTTTTACCGTTACTAAAGGCACAACTGATTACAGTTTAGATACAGATGTAATAGATATAACTGGAGCAGTTGTCACTAGAGATAGTAAAGACATCCAGCTAGAAAGACTTAGTCGTTCTGATTATTTATATACTCCAGAAAAAACTATGGAATCTAGACCAACTCAATTTTTTCTAGATAGACAAACAACCCCAATTGTTAAATTATTTCCAGCTCCAGAAAATTCTACTGATGTTATTAAATATAATGTATTAACTAGAATACAAGATGTTGGTGACTATACTAATAACATGGAAGTGGTGTTTAGATTTATACCATGTATGGTTGCAGGTTTAGCATATTACCTGGCTATGAAAAGAGCTCCAGAAAAAATAACACTACTAAAACAAGTTTATGACGAGGAGTTTGATAGAGCAGCTTTTGAAGACATAGATAGTGTCAGTTCAAGATTCTTGCCCGGTAGAACTATAATTTAATGACATTTGCAGTTGGCAAAAAAGCGTATGGACTTTGCGATATTTGTGGTCAACGATATCGTCTTAACAAACTAAAAAAACAATGGGACGGCTTAAAAGTATGTCCGCAAGATTACAGTGAAAAACACCCTCAACTACAACCTAGACACAGAGTAGCTGATCCAGAAGCTTTACGAGATCCTAGACCAAACAATGATTTTGAAGTAGATAATGGTAGAGTATTTACTAACAAAGATGTTGTTGGTTCGATGATTACAGGAAACCAATTAACAGCTTCTGTAGGAACTGTTACAATTACACTATGACACTAAGCGAACTAAAAACTTTAATCCAAAATTTTGTTCAAAGTACTGAAACAACTTTTGTAGCTACTTTAGACGACATAATAAAAAATGCTGAAGAAAGAGTTTTTGAACTTGTTCAATTTGATTACTTTAAAAAAATTCAATCTGGAGTATTGACAGCGGGGAACAGATTCTTAACTACTCCCTCAGATTTTATCTTAACTAATAGTTTGTCTGTAATAGATGCAAATAATGATTATCATTTTTTAATAAAGAAAAATGCTTCTTTTATGCAAGAATATAATAAAGATATCGCTGATACTAGCTTACGAGGCCTACCAAAATATTATGCAGTTTTTGATAAAGACCTATCTACAGCTTCTAACAACGGATCAACTTTAACTATTGCTCCGGTCCCAGACGCTAATTACTCAGTAGAATTGAATTATCTATATAAACCAAATAGTTTAGTAACAGATACTACTGGAACATGGCTATCTAAAAATGCAAGAAATGGCCTACTTTACGCCTCTATAGTAGAGGCCTACACTTTCTTAAAAGGTGATCCTGATTTAATGCAACTATATGAAACAAGATTTGTACAAGAAATAGAAAGACTTAAAAACAGAGCAGAAGCTAAAGGGAGACGCGATGAGTATAGGTACGATTCTTTACGTAATACCGCTACGTAATACATGGAAAAAATAAAAAGTTTAGAGGGTAGAACTGTAGCTATTGTAGGACTGGGAACGAGTTGGTTTGACTATAATTTAGCTAAATCTCACGGTCATCATTTTGATGAAGTTTGGGCAATCAATAGTGTAGCTTCAGTAATATTCCATGATCGTGTATTTATGATGGATCCTCCGTCTAGATTCTTAGATAGCGATGATGCAGGCAGTCAAACAAATAGTATTAAAAAATTTTTAATTGATAAGCCTGTCTATACTTGCACTGAAGATGAACGTTGTACTAAAAACTTACAGCAATATCCTATTAAAGAAATAGTCAAAGATTTAAATTGTCACTACTTAAATAATACAGTTGCGTATGCAATTGCTTTTGCACTTTGGAATAAAGTAGGTAAATTAAAACTATTTGGTATAGATTTTTCTTATAAAAAAAACTTGCACTTTGCTGAAGCGGGCAGAGGCTGTGTAGAATTTTGGTTGTGCAAATGTTCAGAAGCAGGTATGCAAATTGAAGTTGCTGCTAGTAGTGCATTACTAGATACTTCTGTGCCTTTAGAAGAAAAACTTTACGGATACCACAGACTAGAAGACCCTTTGGTCCCAGTTATGCTAGAAGATCAAACTCTGAGTGTAGATAAACAAAGTTCTGTAAATAAAAAATATATGCAGGAAACAACCGGAACTTTAATTGGTAGACACGATGAACACTTAAAAGTAGGAGAACCCAAAAAATGGTAGATGAAATAACGCCAAGTGGCTTACCAGAGCTAGGTTTAATCGAAGCAAGAACGCAAAACTTTGGTGGGCATCCACCAGAATTTTGGGCAGAAAGATTGACAGAAAAAATAGTTGGTCATTCAGATAATAGTGAGCCTCACGTTAAAGAACAAGCAAGAGCCTATACAGATTTAATTTACAAAGTTTGTTTGATTTACATTCAAAATGCTATAAAATCATATAAAGCTACTCTTATTCAAGAACTTATTAAGTCTGGAGAAGAAGACATAGCAAAAATTGTAAAAAGGATATAATCATGGCTATAACATCTACATTAACAACTTCTTTTAAAAAAGAACTTCTACAAGCTACGCATAATTTTTCTACCGGTGGCAATGCTTTTAAACTAGCTTTATACACAAGTAGTGCAACTTTAGGCGCAGCAACAACTGCGTTCACAACAACTAATCAAGTATCGGGTACAAACTATACTTCGGGTGGTGCAGCTTTAACAAAAGTAGAACCAACTTCTGCAGGAACAACAGGATTTACAGATTTTTCTGATTTAACTTTTGGCACTGCTACTATTACCGCTAGAGGCTGTATGATTTATAACGACACTAACAGTGATAAATCAGTAGCTACTATTGATTTTGGCGGAGATAAAACTTCTACAGCAGGTGATTTCACGATAGTGTTTCCAGCAGCTGCGGCCAGCACTGCCATTATTAGAATCGCTTAGAGTTTTTAAATGGCCA